CCTCCCTTGACACCTCCCTTGACACAAAGAGAATAAGTAAAGAAGTAAATAATATATTAAATTCTTCACTTCGTTCAGAATTTTTGTCCGAAGACGGACCAAAACCAAAACGGACGAAAGAGCAAACTAGGCAAGAAACGATCAAACGCAGGGATAGGTTCTATCAGGATTTAGTTCCATTTGTTGAGAAGTATGGGAAAGAACTCATACGAAACTTCTTCGATTATTGGAGCGAAATGAACAAGTCCTGTTCGAAGATGCGATTTGAGCAGGAGCGAACTTGGGAAATCGAGAGACGTTTGCAAACTTGGGAACGGAACGACAGAAAGAAAAGCAGAAACAATGAAAACAAATCATCCCAGTACAGCAATTACAGCATAGGTTGCACATACTACGGGAAAAGCGATGAGGAGTACAAACAAGACATAAGAGAAAACGGATGGACATGACAAAAAACAAAGTAACTTTCTCGGATGAGGAAAGGAAAGAAATCTTCAATATCGAACTTGAAGATGCGAGAGGATTGTTAAAGCGAGGGCTCAAACACTTCGTAGGCGATGATGCGCAATGGGCACCTGAATATGACGAGATAGCAGAGTGGCTCACTAACAACAAGCACAAGGGGCTGCTGTGCTTCGGAAAGTGCGGACGTGGGAAATCCTTGATTTGTGAGAAAATCATGCCTGTAATTTTCCGCTACTACCTCCATAAGAACCTGATTAAGTTCGACGGGTACGAGATAAACGACAACAGGTCGCTTTTGAGAGAATGCGATTGTGCCATACTCATAGACGATTTCGGTGTTGAAAACATCAGCAAGGAATATGGAAATACTAATTGCGTGTTTACTGAACTTGTTTATCTCGCTGAGAAGAGACAACAGCTGCTCATCCTTACCACGAACCTGTCCTTGAAAGAGATTGGCCAAAAATATGGGGAAAGAACGCTGGATAGGCTACGTTGTCTTACTCACCCTGTCATGTTTACTGGTAAAAGCTTCAGGAAGTGACACGGAAGCAGGAAATAGAGAAGATCATCATCGGCACTCTACTGAACTCTTTCGAGACCGACTGGTTTGCGGATTGCGGATATTGCATCACTGCCGACATGTTCATTGACGAGAGGAACGCAAAGATATACTCTGCCATCCGTGAATGCAGGAAGACTGGCGTCAAGGAAATCACTCCACACAGCCTTATGGAGTTCGACAAGACCTTAGCTTCACTTGCAGGACACATGGCAGGATTAGCCACAAACCATAACTTTACCACAAGTAAGGTCAGGTATAACGAGACGGTTTGGTTGGAAAGGCAAAACAGCGGAGAGAGATACCAATACACCAGCGTTCAGTTCTCCGATTACGTTGCGAAGTTCCTCGAAATGGTAGTCAAAGAACGCAAGGAGCAAAATAACGCGATTTAAGGCGTTAAAATTTTGCGGGCTTACAGTTATCCAAAACGAAAAGATAACGTCGCCACGGCAATAAAAAGTGGCAAAAACAGAATTTAAATAACATTCACATAAACAGGCAATGAAATCAAAAGGAGAAATTGAAGTGATAGGTGAGGCAAAAGTTCAACCCAACGACCCCCAGACGGAGGTTTCGGTGCTGGCAACTCTTATGCGTCACAACGAGAAAATTTCGGAGTTCAGCAGCATTCTCAATGCCGAGCTGTTCTACCAAGAGCGAAACCAAGCCA